TGGCGGCGCTGGCGTCAACGGGTCTTGTGGTGGACGGCGTTTTTTTCCGGGTTTCTGAACGAATGAGGAGGAAATCATGAGCATACTTATAAAAGGCCTAAACGTCCCGGACAAATATCCCGTCAAGGTTATCATTAACCCGACCGGCGAGGCGTTCGTTGATTATGGCCCATATTTCGAAACACTCGAAGCCGTGAACGTTCCGGCGACTCACGGGCGGCTTGGCGATCTGGACAAACTGCAACAGATGTTTGTTGACATTGACAATGCCCCATACAGCGGATTTGATGGAACGGAGCCTTTTTATTCTGCCGAAGATGCCGCACTGATAATCAGGTTAGCTCCCGCCATCATCGAAGCAGAGGAGGACAGCCATGATTGACTACATAGACAGACAGGCGGCAATTGATGCGCTAAACGGTGAAATAACCGTAACAGGAAAAGCGAGCGCAGAAGCCGTTCGTGGGTATGTATTCTTGGTCGCAGATAGAATCAAAAGGTTACCGTCCGCAGAGCGCTGGGTTCCTTGTTCGGAGCGGCTACCGGAAGATTTGGAAGAGGTAAATGTTACATGGGTCAATCACAACCCAGAGCCATATTACAATTTCGCAAAAGATAAGTCATTCACAGCAACAGCAGTTTACTACAAAGAAAAATGGTATTGGTATTCAAGCACATGTGCGGATTGGTTAGCTGAATATGGACGAAATCCAAATCAGGAAATTGACGATGACATAGAAATAATCGCATGGATGCCGCTCCCGGAGCCATACGAGGAAGGAGTCAAACATGAAGATCAAGGTCGTTGAGAACATCACAGAGATCGAAGCCGATGCGCGCGAGCTGAGGGAGAGCAACACGCTGGCGGAAAAATTCACCGAGATGCTCGCGAGATGCTTCGGAGGCTCGGAGCCGCTCGACGATGACGAGGACGACGGCGACGAGGAGGACAGCGATGCCGAAGATTGACGCCCAGCTGAGCCTGGCCGACCTGGAGTACGGGGCCTTCGTCGAGAAGTTCAAGCCGAAGAAGACGACCGACGACTGCTACACGCCGCCGAACGTCTACGAGGCCATTCTCGGCTGGGTCCGCCAGGAGTACAGTCTCGGCGAGGACGTCCCCATCGTGCGGCCTTTCTGGCCTGGCGGGGACTACGAGCGCGAGGAGTACCCCGACGGCTGCGTCGTGGTGGACAACCCGCCCTTCTCGATCATCTCGAAGATATGCGCGGACTACAAGCGCGCCGGGGTCCGCTTCTTTCTGTTCGCGCCGTATCTGACGAACTTCAGCAGCCAGCAGACGGGGCTCTGCCACGTCCTCACAGACGCGGACATCCTCTACGAGAACGGCGCCAGCATCAACACGAGCTTCGTGACCAACCTCGACCCGGCAGAGGTCAGAAGCGCCCCGGAGCTCAACCGCCTCATCATCGAGGCGGACAAGGTCAACCGCTCGAAGCAGAAGCGAGAGCTTCCGAAGTACAGCTACCCCGACGCCGTCCTCACGGCCACAATGGTCGGCCGCTTCAGCAAGTACGGCGTCGACTACAGGCTCGCCCGCGAGTCCTGCACCTTCATCAGGGCGCTCGACTCTCAGCGAGCCGTCGGGAAGGGCATCTTCGGGAGCGGCTACCTGCTCAGTACGAAGGCAGCGGCGGAGAAGGCAGCGGCGGAGAAGGCAGCGGCGGAGAAGGCAGCGGCGGAGAAGGCAGCGGCGCATAGGTGGCCGCTCTCCCGCGCTGAAGTCTCCCTGATCGCCGAGATGGACGCCAGGGAGGCGCGTCATGAACACAAAGACCCTCAAGACCTATAGACTCCACAGCCGCGCACGCTTCGAGGAGCTCCAGCGCATCGTCTGGCAGTACCGGGACATGCTCGAGGAGATGGACAGCCTCGCGACCGCGGCGCCCTCTCTGGATGGCATGCCCCGCGGCACCGGCACGAGCGACCCGACGCACGCCGCAGCCGTCCGCCGGGACTACCTCAGCACCCGCGTCATGGCCATCGAGTGGGCCGCCAGAGTCGCCGCCGGAGACATGGCCAAGGGCCTCCTCCAGACCGTGACCACGCGCGGCAGCTCATACGAGTGGGCGAGAAGCCGGGGCCTCATCTACATGGGCCGCCGCCAGTTCTATGACACGCGCCGCCAGTTCTTCTGGCTGCTCGACCGGGCCCTCGCTCAAAAGGGTCAGCCAAATTCATAAAAACGGGGGTATATTGTTATCGTCGAGAAATGAACAATGCGTTTCCCTTTCGCTGAAATCCTGCACGCGCCTCAGCTCCCACGAGCTGGGGCGTTTGCATATCCGAGATCATGGCAAGACCAAACCACCGCCCCGACCACGACGGCCCGCACCGCCAGCAGTACGAGGCGAACCGCAAGATCATACTCGCGACGCAGTCCGTCTGCGCCATCTGCGGCCAGCCGGTCGACAAGACCCTGCGCTCGCCGCACCCGCTCAGCGCCGTCGTCGATCACATCATCCCGGTGGCCAAAGGTGGCCATCCTTCAGACATCGCCAACCTGCAACTGGCGCACCGGCAGTGCAACGCGCTCAAGTCCGACAAGCTGACGATGAAGAACCGCAAGCTCCGGCAGGCTGACGAGATCGACAACCGCAACCTGCCGCAGTCGGCAGACTGGCGAACCTTCTGAGGCTCTCCCGAGTGGGGGTCCCCTCCCCCTGGGGGCCTCTTCAGGACTTCGCCGCCCAACATTGCACAAATATTTCGCAGAAATCCCATCTACTGGAAAAGCCGACAACGAAAGGCACAGACATGGCTAGACTCTACATGGGGGCCGCGTGGCTCCGCAGGCGCCTCGAGCATAAGAAGAGGCGCGTCGACACTCGATATAAGTACTACGAGGGCAAGCACACGCCCTGGGACTTCGAGATCAGCACCCCGCCGGGGCTCATGACCTTCAAGGCGGTGCTCGGCTGGCCTGCGAAGGGCGTGGACGCTCTCGCGGACAGGCTGACCGTCCGAGGCTTCGGCGGCGGGGACATGCTGAACCTCACCCAGATCTACGACCTGAACAACGCCGACATCCTCTTCGACGCCGCCATCCTGGGCGCGCTCATCGGCTCGTGCTCGTTCATCTCCATCACGGCGGACGAGAACGGCTTCCCGCGCCTCCAGGTCTTCGACGGCAACCGGGCCACCGGCATCATCGACCCGATCACCAACATGCTCCACGAGGGCTACGCGGTCCTCGAGGAAGACGAGGAAGGACACGCTCTCCGGGACGCCTGGTACACCTACGAGGCCACCTACATCTACGAGCTCGGCAAGGACGAGCCGGTCGCGACCTATAGGAACCCCGCACCCTGGCCCCTCCTGGTGCCAGTCATCAACCGGCCCGACGCGAAGCGTCCCTTCGGGCACTCCAGGATCAGCCGGTCCTGCATGAGCATCGTGGACGGCGCCGCCAGGACGGTGAAGCGCTCGGAGATCGCCGCGGAGTTCTACGCCTATCCGCAGAAGTGGATCGTCGGCACCGATGACGCGCAGACGAAGGGCGAGAGCTGGCGAGCCTCCATGAGCTCCTTCTTCGAGATCACGAAGGGCGAGGACGGCGACCTTCCGAAGGTCGGGCAGTTCTCGGCGGCTTCCATGGAGCCGCACATCGCGCAGCTGCGCATGTTCGCGGCGCTCTACGCCGGAGAGACCGGGCTGACGCTCGACGACCTCGGATTTGCGACCGAGAACCCCTCGAGCGCGGAGGCCATCAAGGCCAGCCACGAGAACCTCAGGCTCGCAGCCAGGAAGGCGCAGACCGACTTCGGCGTCGGCTTCAGGAACGCGGGCTACCTCGCGGCGTGCGTTCGCGACAAGACCCCATACCTCAGGACCGACCTGAGCGACACCACGGTGCTCTGGGCGCCGATCTTTGAGCCTGACGCCTCGATGCTCGCAGGCATCGGCGACGGCCTGGCGAAGATCGAGCAGGCATATCCCGGATATATCACGCGCGAGCGGCTGGCCGACCTTATAGGCTGACCCGCGCGGTGCAGATGAGGAGGAAAGACTCATGGCACAGATCGACATCGTCCCCGAGCTGATGGCAGCCATCACCACGGAGTTCGCTGCCAGGCTCTCGGAGATCAGAGAGCTCCCGCTCCTGCTCGAGAAGATCAACGCAGGACACGGCACTCATGACGACGGACACGAGCTCGCGCAGCTGCGCGGCGAGGTCCTCTCGGAGACACTCAAGCACATCATCACGCCCGCGGCTCTGCCGAACGGGCGATTTTATTACAACATAGCGACCAGAACGGTCCGCCCGATGCTCTACGCCAACTACGAGGTGGCGAACGACGCGGGCCAGATCATCCAGGCGGGCATCGACCGCGCGGACGGCATAGGCCTCAAGGCCCTGCGCGCGGGCTTCGCCGAAGGCCGGGTCGCGGGACTCATCGACAAGCTGACCGCGGAAGAGGTCCCGACAGAGGACGCGCTCCGCTTCCTGGGCGAGCCGGTGGTCAACTGCACCGAGGCCTTCTATGACGACTTCATCATCACGAACGCGCGCGCCCGCTACCGTGCGGGCATGGACGTCAAGATCGTCCGGACGCTGGGTGCGGCAGAGCGCCGCAGCTATCGAGCCGGGCGCAGGACTCGCACCTACCAGGTCCCCTGCCCCTACTGCCTGAGCCTCGCGGGCACCTACACCTACGAGGACGCCAAGGCTTCCCAACCTTCGGTCTTCAGCAGGCACGAGAGCTGCCGCTGCGTCATCTCGATGATCTCCGAGCGGGACAGCTCCTCCGCTCTGACTCGCGCCAGATGGAGCTGACGGCGGCGCGCCTGGGGAACCAGACGCCGACCGCGAGCTTCTTCATCCCGCACCCGACGTCCCTCGGAGCTGAGGCCGTGAGCTTATACGAGACGACGGGCCGCACCGCGATGGAATGGCAGCGCGAACTGCTCAGCGAGATGCTCGCCCAGAACGAGGACGGGCTCTGGACCCATGCCAAGTTCGGCTACGCCGTGCCGCGCAGAAACGGCAAGAACGAGGTCATCGTGGCACGCGAGCTCTACGGGCTCGAGGTGCTCGGTGAGCGCATCTGCCACACGGCACACAAGACCACGACCAGCCACGCCGCCTGGGAGCGCCTCCGGCGCCTCATGATCCAGGCGGGCTACACCGAGCTCGGCCGGAAGAAGAAGGACGAGGTCCCGCCCGAGAAGAGCTTCAGGACCTCGAAGCAGTACGGCCTCGAGACCATCACCATCGAGGGCAAGGGCGAGATCGTCTTCAGGACCCGCACGAACGACGGCGGCCTCGGCGAAGGCTTCGACCTCCTCATCATCGACGAGGCCCAGGAGTACACCGACAAGCAGGAGAGCGCGCTGATCTACACGGTCAGCGACAGCGCGAACCCGCAGACGGTCTTCTGCGGCACCCCGCCGACGGCGACCAGCTCCGGCACGGTCTTCAGCAAGATGCGCGACACGATCCTCATGGGCGAGGGCGTGGACGCAGGCTGGGCCGAGTGGTCCATCGAGGAGCTCACCGAGGACATCGAGAACGTCGACCTCTGGTACCGCACTAACCCGAGCATGGGCACCATCCTCACGGAGAGGAAGGTCAGAAGCGAGATCCGGAGCGATCCCGTGGACTTCTGCATCCAGCGTCTCGGCCTCTGGCTCAGGTATTCCCAGAAGAGCACCTTCACCCCGGACGAGTGGCAGCGGCTCACCGTCAAGAAGCTCCCGAAGCTCGAGGAGACGCGGCACCTCGGCGTGAAGTTTGGCAAGGACGGCCAGAACGTCTGCCTCGCGATCGCGAGCAAATGCACGCAGAACCGCATCTTCGTCGAGGTCATCGACTGCCGCCCGGTCCGCGAGGGGCTCGAGTGGCTCATCCCATACATGCGGAACCCTAAGGTCGCCAGCGTTGTCGTCGACGGCGCGAACGGCCAAGACATGCTCGCCGACCTCATGAAGAGGCTCGGCCTCAAGGCTCCCATCCGCCCGACCGTGGCGGAGATCATTCAGGCGAACGCCGAGTTCGAGCAGGCCATCGCGCGGCAGACCATCGCGCACCGGGGCCAGCCCTCGCTCACGCAGGCCGTCACGAACTGCGAGAAGAGAGCGATCGGCTCCGCCGGAGGCTTCGGCTTCAAGGCCATCAAGCCCGAGGTCGAGATCTCCCTGGTGGACTCGGTCCTCCTGGCCAGGTGGGCGGCTGAGCACGAGAAAAAGCGCACGCCCCAGCGGGCGAGCTATTAACCGATTAAACGCGGAGGGCTTCGGCTCCCCGCTTTTAATAAATAACGCTTCACTTTGCGGAAAAAAGGAGAAACAAAACCATGGCAGAATTTAAGCCCATCACCACACAGGACGAGCTCGACGCCGTCCTGAAGGACCGCATCGCCCGCGAGGCGGCCAAGTATTCGGATTACGAGACCCTCAAGGCGGCCAAGAAGGAGCTGGACGAGCTCAAGGGAAAGAAGCTCGACGAGAAGCTCAGCGCCCTCCAGGCCGACTACGACAAGGCCAAGAGCACCCTGGCCGACCATGAGAAGATCGTCACCGAGCTGACCACCAGAGCGACGAAGGCGGAGCACTCACTCAAACAGCGCGAGATCGCGCAGGCCAACGGCATCCCCTACGAGCTGGCCGACCGCATAGGCGGGACCACCGAGGAGGAGATGAAGAAGGACGCCGAGACCCTCGCGAAGTTCGTGAAGGGAGCGGGCTCAGTCCTGCCGCTCGGCAACCCGGAGGGCTCCAGCGGAAGCCAGGACCCGAAGGGCGCCGCCTATTTATCTTTTGCAAAATCGATCATCAAGGAGAATTAACATGGCATTTACTCATGCAGACTTCCCGACCGAGCTCGTCCGCGAGCTCTTTGACGGCGTAAAGGGCCACAGCACTCTGGCCAAGCTCGCGCCGTCCATCCCCGTGCCCTTCTCTGGCACCACCGAGATGGTCTTCACCGCTGACGACGAGGCCTCCCTCGTCGCTGAGGGCGCACCCAAGCCCGCCAACTCTGGCAGCGTTGACCCCGTGGTCATCAGGCCGCTCAAGTTCGTCTACCAGCTCAGAGTCTCCGACGAGTTCGTGAAGTGCTCCGAGGAGAGGCGTGTCAGCTACCTCAGAGGCTTCAATGAGGGCTTCGCCAAGAAGATCGCCCGCGGCCTCGACATCGCGGCCATGCACGGCATCGACCCGAAGAGCGGCTCCACCGTCGCCTCCCTGAACGGGAAGACCTTCGACACCCTGGTCACCAATCTCGTGCCCTATACCCCCGCGGCCCCCGACGCTAACATCAGCGCCGCGGTCGCCATGGTAGACGACAGCTACATCAGCGGCATCGCCATGAGCCCGAGCTTCTCCGCCGCTATGGCCAACCTCAAGGTCAACGGTGTCCCGCAGTTCCCCGAGCTGCGCTTCGGAGCCAACCCTGAGGCCGTCGCGGGCATCAGGTCTGATGTCAACAGCACCATCAGCGTCGGAGCTTCTGGAGACATGGCAATAGTTGGCGACTTCGACGCCTTCAGATGGGGCTACTCTGACGGCGTTGGCTTCGAGGTCATCGAGTACGGCGACCCGGACGGCACCGGCCACGACCTCAAGCAGTACAACCAGGTGCTGCTCAGAGGCGAGGCGTACATCGGCTGGGGCATCCTCAAGGCCGACGCGTTCGCGCTCATCAAGAACAACAACTAACGCGGAGGGCGTCATGCTCTACAGACACACCAAGACGGGCAGGATCATCGACGTCGAGTCTGAGATCAGAGGCAGCTGGGAGAAGGTAGTCGCGCCCAGCACCCCCGAGCCTGCCAGGAAGGCGCCGAAGAAGGCGCCCAAGAAGACGAAGGACGAGAAGCCCGATGGCTGACGCCTTCGCCACCACCAACGACGTCATCACGCTATTCAGGCCGCTGAGTGCTGACGAGCTGACCCGCGCCGAGGCGCTGCTGCCCCTTATTTCTGACATGCTCAGGACGAAGGCGGCGGCGCTCGGCGTCGACCTCGACACGCGGGCAGCAGACGACAGCACCTACGAGAGCACCCTCAAGGTCGTGACCGTGGACATCTGCGGGCGCGTTCTGAGGCAGTCCAACACCGGGGAGCCTATGAGCCAGGAGAGCCAGAGCGCTCTCGGGTACAACTGGCAGGGCACCTACGCCATCCCCGGCGGCGGCATCGCGAACGCGATCATGCGCGCAGACCTCAAGGCCCTCGGCCTGAGGGTCCAGCAGGTCCGTCCGCTCGAGTTCACCGGGCGCCAGTACAGCGAGGGCGACCATGCCTAAGCTCTCCGGCGTCACCGTCATCGTCGAGGTCAAGACGCCGACGGGCGAGACCGACTCGTTCGGGAAGCCGACCTTCAGCACCTCTTGGGAGCAGGTCCCCAACGTGCTCGTCGGCCAGCCCGACACGGACGAGGTCACGCAGACGCTCAGCCTCACCGGGCGGCGAGTGGTCTATAAGCTCGCCATCCCGAAGGGCGACGCCCACAGCTGGGAGGACGTGCGCGTCATGCTGCCGCAGCCGTACAGCTTCGCCGGGACCTACATGACCGTGGGCTTCCCGGTCAGCGGCATCGACGAGCTGGTCCCGCTCAGCTGGAACCAGAAGGTCCTGCTCGAACGCTATGGCGCATAAGATCAAGGTCGAGCTCATCCCGGAAGGCGTCGAGGCCCTCTTCAAGGACCCGGCCATCCAGGACGCCTGCTACGACGCGGCGGCAAACGTCGCACGCGCAGCGGGCAAGGGCTTCGCCCCGACTCGCATGACGAAGGGCGCCAGAGGCGGCGCGGCGGTATGGTCGACCACATGGGCGGCCTATAAGAACCGGAACCAGCTGCTCAAGGCGCTAAGCAGCGCCGTGCCTGCGGACAAGATCAAAAGCGTCAGCTCAGGCGCAGAGGAGACCGAAGAGAGATGATCCAGATGATCGAGAGCTATCTGCTCAACTATCTGAACACCAGCGCGCTCGAGGACCGCGCCTACATGGAAGACCCCGACGAGACCCATCAGCGGTTTTATACGGTCGAAAAGACGGGGAGCGACCACGAGGACGGCATCGAGACCGCGACCTTCGCGATCCGCAGCGTCTCGCGTCGCCCTGGCGGCTCACTCGAGCAGGCCGCGATGATGAACCTGATGCTCAAAGCTGAGCTCAAGGCCCTCGCGGCGCAGCCTGAGATAGCGAACGTCGACATTAACAGCGACTACAACGACACAGACACCCAGACCAAGTCCTACGCCTATCAGTGCGTCGTGGACGTGGCCTATTATCCCGATTTAGTAGACAAGGAGAACAGCAATGGCTAACACTCCCTCTAACGTCTCCGTCGGCAAGCCGAAGGTCAGCGGCGCGATCTACCGCGCGCCCCTCGGCACCACCCTGCCCACCGACGCGACCACCGCTCTGGCGACCGCCTTCGTGGCAATGGGCTACGCGTCCGACGAGGGCGTCACCAACTCCGTCGAAGTCGACGGAAATGACATCATCCGCGCCTGGGGCGGCGACCCCGTGGAGCAGCTCGACGGCGAGAAGACCGACAACTTCGAGGTCACCTTCATCGAGGCCATGAACCTCGAGGTCCTCAAGACCGTCTTCGGTGCCTCCAACGTCACCGAGACCAGCGGCGCCATCACGATCAACGTGAACGGGGCCGCGAAGGCCAACTACATCTACGTCATCGACATGCTCCTCAAGGGGAACCGCGCGAAGCGCATCGTCATCCCCAACGGGGCCATCTCCGAGGTCGGCGAGACCGTCTACGCGGACGATGACGTCATCAGCTACCCCGTGACCATCACGGCGCTCGCTGATGCCAGCGGCAGCACTCACTACGAGTACATCGCCGCAGCCTAAGGAGGACACCCATGAAGGCAGGAACGACCAGCACGGGCTTCAGCTATGAGCTCGCCGACGAGCGCCTCGGAGACTACGAGACCTTCGAGCTGCTCACCGAAGTCGAGGCGGGGAACACCTCCGCCCTTCCGATGGCCCTGCGCGCCCTGCTCGGAGACGAGCAGCACGACGCGCTCAAGGCTCACCTGAAGGAGCTCCACGGCGGGCGCGTCCCGATGGAGGCCATGATGGCCGAAGTTCGGGACATCCTAACCGGTCCCGCAAAAAACTGACCGTCCTCGCCAGCTTCTGGGCCCGCGATCCTGACGCACTCGTCTGCGACTTCGCGGAGACCTATCACATCACAGACATCTGGTCGCTGCCGCTCACCACGGTGGCGACCCTTGCCTGCGGGCTGAGCGAGGACTCGAGATCCAAACGAAGACTCACAGGGGCGAGGATCAAACTCGACACCCTGCTCATCGCGTCGCTCGTCGACCGCGTCTCGGTGCTCGCATGGCGCCAGACGAGGGACGGCCAGCGCGGCAAACGTCCGCCCGAGTCCGTCGTGCGCATGCTCCTGGCACCTCCGAAGGTGCGGGAGGAGCTCGCGTTCGACTCCATCGAGGCGTTCGAGGCCGCGCTGAAGGCGGCGCAGCATAAGACAGACAAGGAGGCCACTCATGGCGACTAAACTGGCCAAGGCCTATGTTCAGATCATCCCCACCACGAAGGACATCAGCTCGAGCATCGCGGCAGAGCTGGACGGCCCCGCTGGCGCAGCAGGGCAGACCGCGGGCGGCAAGTTCGCCTCGGCCTTCAAGAAGATCGTGGTCGCGGCTGGCATCGGGAAGGTCCTCAAGTCGGCCATCACTGAGGGCGCAGCTCTCGAGCAGTCCATCGGCGGCATCGAGACCCTCTTCAAGGACAGCGCCGACACCGTCAGAGGCTACGCGGCGCAGGCCTACAAGACCGCCGGGCTCAGCGCGAACGAGTACATGAGCCAGGTCACGAGCTTCAGCGCGTCCCTGCTCCAGTCTCTGGGCGGAGACACTGCGGAGGCCGCAGACGTGGCGAACATGGCCATCGTCGATATGGCCGACAACGCGAACAAGATGGGCACCGACATGGCGGCCATCCAGAACGCCTACCAGGGCTTCGCGAAGCAAAACTACACGATGCTCGACAACCTCAAGCTCGGCTACGGCGGCACCAAGACCGAGATGGAGAGGCTCCTGGCGGACGCTGAGAAGCTGACCGGCATCAAGTACGACATCACCAGCCTAAACGACGTCTATCAGGCCATCCACGTCATCCAGGGCGAGCTCGGCATCACCGGCACGACCGCACAGGAGGCCGCGCAGACCTTCTCGGGCTCGTTCGCAGCCATGCAGGCCGCGGCGAAGAACTTCCTCGGAGCTCTCGCGCTCGGGGAGGACCTCTCCGGGCCGCTGACGGAGCTCGTGGACAGCACGGCGACCTTCCTGATCGACAACCTGGCGCCGATGGTCGGCAGAGTGCTCGCGGCGCTTCCGGACGTCGTCATGGCCATCATCACCGACGTCCTGCCGGACCTCTTCGACAAGCTCCAGAGCTTCCTCTCGGAGATGGCCGACAACAGCATCGACATCGGCGAGGCGGCGGGCGAGTGGATCGCCAACTTCATCGAAGGGCTCAGCGATCTCATCGCAGAGCACGGCGCAGACCTCCTCGAGCTCGGCATCCAGATCATCGCGGGCATCGCGATCGGACTCGTCAAGGCCGCGCCGGACCTCATCGAGGCTCTGGCCAAGGCTTTCGGTAGCGTGCTGGAAGCGGGCGGGGAGCTCGTGGCCGACTTCATCGAGCTCGGCGCTCAGATCATCGGCGGGATCATCCAGGGCATCACCGAGAAGATCGGCGAGCTCGTGGGCGTGACCAAAGACATGCTCGGAAACGTCATCAAGAGCGCCCAGGGCTATCTCGGCATCGAGTCGCCCTCGAAGGTGTTCGCCAACGAGGTCGGCGCCATGATCGGCCTGGGCATCGCTGAGGGCATCGACAGCACCGAGGCCGCGGTCGCGGACAGCATCACCGGGCTGGGCGGCTCGGCACTCGTGGACGCGCAGGCGCTGGTCAACGGCACCGCACAGCTCACGGCGGGCCCGGTCGACACGTTCGACAGCCAGGAGCCCACGATCGACGCCATCCTCCAGATGGGCGCGCAGCTCCTCGGAGCCATCCAGGGCCTCAACCTCAGCGTCGAGCTGGACGGTGCGAGCATGGCGAAGGGCCTGAGCCCGTACACCAAGCAGCTCGCCAACGACCAGGGCGCGAGCTTCAGCGTGGCATAGGAGGGCGCGATGGTTTTTCAGATCAAGCTAAACAACACCAGCGTCTGGGCTGACGTTCTCCAGTATCAGCAGAACAACACCCTCGACGTCAAGATCGAGACCGTCACGGGCCCGAACGCCCGCGTGACTCTGGACGGCACGACCCGCCCGGACGACCTGGCACAGAAGGCGGTCTTCTCGATCGTCTCCAGAGCGCTAACCGAGCAGAACGCGCGGGCCCTTCAGCAGCTGCTTGAGCAGACGCCCGTGCGAGTCCGCACCGACTACCTCGCGGGCACCCTCACCGAGTACGTCTGCCGCCGCGAGAGCTTCACGAGGGCGATGTTCCGAAGCTCCACCGAAAGCGGGCAGAGCCGCGTCAAGATCAGCGCGCAGCTGAGGGAGCTATGAGATGGCGAACTTCGCAAGACTGAGACTCCGGCCCACCCATAAGGGCGCGACGCTCCCCGTCATCATCGGCCCCGACGAGATCGCGGTCGGCTCCCTCCGCGAGGAGAAGAGCAGAGACCTCACCCTCGACAGCCTAGAGGCGGACACCCTCCGCTTCACAGCCGCGGTCAACTGGCGCTCCGAGGCCAACGCCTCGCAGCTCGAGAGCTCGGACCCTTATGAGCTCGAGGACGTGGACGGCGAGCCGCTCTACGCTTTCGACTCGCCCTACTCTGACGTGGACCTCTCCACGGCTCCTTATGGCAGCAAGGTCGAGATCCTGCCATCGTCGAGCAGCACCCCCCTCGCCACCTACTACCTCAGGAAGCTCGAGGACAGGGGCGACGGCTCGGGAGCCTATGACGGCGAGGCCACCGACCTCATCGGCCTGCTCATCCGGGGCGTGCGCTACATGGGCGGCGTCTGGCAGCAGACCGACGGCAAGACCGTCGGCGACATCGTCGCGGAGATCATGGGCGACCTGCCCTACACGATCGACGCAGACATCGCAGCAGAGCCCGCGAGCGGCTTCATCCCCATCTGCGATGGGCGCGAAGCCCTGCGCCAGCTCCTCTTCCCGTATGGAGCCTACGCGCTCCCGGAGGCTGACGGCTCGCTGCACATAGCCTATGCGGACGTCCAGACCGTCAAGGACATCCCGGACGGAGACGTGGCCATCGGCGGGAAGGTCGCACAGATCGGACAGGCCACGAGGGTCAACCTCACCGAGCACGCATACATCGCGGACACCGAGGCGGCGGAGCAGCTGCTCTATGACTCCACGACCACGGCGACGGGCTACGAGGTCGACTTCCCCGAGCCCATGCACTCGCTCAGGCGGGTCGGGCTCACGATAGGCAGCAGCGGCGCGAACTACGCCGTCATAAACGGCACGGGCCAGCTCTACGGGAAGCCCTACCGGCACACCACGCGCACCCTCAGCGCCGACACCGGGAACGACTCCGTCGAAGCGACCATCATCAACATCACGGGCGCCACGATGGTCAACGCGCTCAACGCGTTGCCAACGCTTCAGCGCCTCGCAGCATACCACGGTGCCGCGAAGGAGCTGAGCCGCGAGATCTACATTGACCTCGGAGACCCCGAGGAGATCACCGGCGCGGGACGTCTCACCGGTATGAGCGGCGACAAGGTCACGGGCTACTTCAAGGCCCTGAGCACCCGCTACTCAGGCGAGACCCTCTCGCAGGCCAAGCTCGTGTTCGGCTGGAAGCCCGAAGCAGGCCCGACGGCGTTCAACCGCTCCGAGCTGCTCACCGGCTCCGGGACCTTCACCGTCCCCGCGGGCGTCACTAGCCTGCGGGCGTATATCGTCCAGGGCGGCCAGAGCGGCGAGCCCGGACTCACCGGCGCGGCAGGAACGGCGGGCAACCTCACGCCGGTCAAGCAGCCGTCAGCGGGCGGCGCTCGCGGCGGCTATGACGGAGAAGGCGGAGCAGGCGGCGCGCCTGGCGTCGGCGGACTGGCCGGGAAGGTCAGCATCGTCGACATCGCGGTCACGCCTGGCCAGACGATCACCTACGACTGCGGCGAGGGCGGAGTCAGCAAACCAAGCGGCTCGACTCACGTCGGCGTCAACGAGGGCGGCGAGAGCACCTTCGGATCATATAGCTCCTCGAGCGGTTCCAGGCTCTCGACGGGCCTCCTCGACCCCATCACCGGCAACACCTACGCGGTCAACGGGAACGACGGCGCCCATGCCGGTTATCCAGGCGGCCCCTACAGCAACGGGCACACCTTCAGCGTGACGGTCGACGGCGTGACCTATAGATCGGGCACGTGGCCCGGAGAGCTCCGGGCTGATGATGAAAACAACAACGCCGCGGTCTCCGCGTTCGCGGACGGCGGCAACCCCGGCGGCCCGGCAGTCGGCGGAAACGGCAAGAGCGGCAGCGCGGCGACCACGCCCACCGTCGGCCTCAGTCTCCGCTATGCTTGGGGCACCGCTACGGGCGGCGCAGGGGCACAGGGCGGCACTGGCGCCAAGGGCGCAGACGCGGCCTCGCTGGGCTCCGGAGGCAACGGCGGCAACGGAGGCGGCGGAGGCGGCGGAGGCGGCCACGCTCAGCTCTGGTACAACCCCGTCCCCGGCGCTATCTTCCGCGGCTTCGATGATGAACGGATCAGCTTGACCGGCGGAAACCCCGGACCGGGCGGTCCCGGAGGACTCGGCGGCAGAGGCGGCGACGGCTTCGTGCTCGTGCTCATGCACGTCGCGGCATAGGAGGAGACATATGGCAAGACTTGACAAGAACTTTGCACAAATCAACGCGACCCTGAACGCGTTCGGGAATGACCCGAGCACCAACAAGCCCGAGGCGCTCCAGTTCGAGGATAGCCTCGCGATAGGCACGCGCAGTTTCACCACAGCCAATGTGCGAGCTGGCGGCGCGGGGTGGTATCGTGTGGCAGACATAGACCTCGAACGCGCGGGCGGCGCAGGGTCGATATTTCACGGGACAGGGCTTCTGCTTCTCGGCGGTTTTTATGCGAGTTATAAGCCTTCGAAAGGCGTGTTTGCGTTCACTTATGACGGAGGCGGCGGGGCAAATAACATCGTACAGCTTGGCGGTCTGCGAAGTGACTCTCCAACCCAAATAAGGATGTCGAACACCATCTCGGGGCATCCTCTAGGGCAAGGGCATCTGCTCATTGACTTGTACTTTTCGGATACAAGAAGCATAAGGCTCGCGCCAAGCATTATTGTAACAGGGGCAAGAGCTATTAACATGCAGGACCCCGAGCTTATTGAGGGGACTCCCACAGGCGAGGTCGTCCGCGCAACACTCGACATTCAGACCATCAAGACGGGCGCAGTGGGTGGCAGTGTGCTAACCACTCCTGCAGTGATAACGGTTTCGTCTATAGCGAACCTAAAGACTCAACTCACCGAGTGGAGGACGAGTCAAGGGAGTTATGCCGTGGGATTTTATAACGTTAATTTTTCGGCGGCGGCGGCCCCATTCGTAGCGGGAGCAAGGGTTAACGTTGAATTGAAAACCGCGCAAAGCGCAAACGGCGTTGCCGTGCTTACCACATACGGAGCGAGCAATCCCGAAATGTATCTAATGAGACTGTACAACGGCACGTGGGGCGACCCGAAGAAGGTTACAGTCGCAAGCTAAAAAAAAGGAGGATTAAATCATGTTTTATGTAGTCGAAATCGCCACAGGCGACGCCAAAATCGCAGGGAAGGCCGTGTATCAGTATGCGACCATTGACGAGGCAACGGCGACCTTCCACTCGAAGCTCGGCACCGCGATGAAGTCCGACCTCTACGAGACCGAGCTC